GCTAATGTAGCAAATGAACCATCAGATAAAGCACTATTAAATTGTGCCGTTGTACCTGATATAGTATTTGAACCTAATGCGATAGTTTTATTTGTTAAAGTTTGTGTAGTGTCTTTAAATAAAGTATCTATTTGTGATAAGGTAACTCTACCTTCAGTACCACCATCTGACAACATTATTTGGTCAGAAGCTTGTAGTGTAGCACTTGTTAAGTCTGTTGCACCATCAATGTTTATGATTGCCTCAACAGCACCAAATTCTATTGCATTACCAGCACCGTTTACTTTTAAAACCTGTCCTGCAGAACCTATAGATAAAGAGGCACCTAAACCACCATGTGTTAAAGGTACAAATTCGCCTGATTGATATTCTGCTAATCCTGTTACATTTGATCCCGAAAACGTTGCTCGTACTGGTACTTTAGCTGTCATCTATTATATCTCCGATAATTCAGGCATATGACCTGGTCTCATTGTTGTTACTGCTGTGCCACTTGCATTTGTAAAAGGCATATAAAAAGATTGTGTAACAACGTGGTCTAAAAAACCATTTATAGTTGTCATGTCTTTATTATTAGTCATTTGTATGTGTGATAATGTTCCATCAGTTTTAGTAAATGGTACTCTACCTTTTACGTCATGGTCATATTCATTAACCCATGCAGTACCATTATAAGCAAGAATTTGTGCAGAACCTACACTTGTAAGAGTTACGTTATTTAAGTCACCAAGACCTGAGGCAGAACCTCCTCCGATTTCTTTGATAGTACCACTATCATTGATATAGAATTTTTGTGCCGAAGTGTCAATTGCAACTTCACGTGCTTCTAAATCACTTGTTGAAGGTGTACTTGTACCTGTCTTTAACTTAATAATAGTCGCCATATATCTCTCTTATATAAACGATTAGTAAGTTCCGCCGTCAATATCGCCGTATGTTACGTTACTACCGTTTGATTGTAAAATTTTTCCATTATTACCAAGTGCTAATTTAGCAAGTGTATTAGCGCCACTTGCATACAAAATATCACCAGTAGTGTAAGAAGATTGTCCTGTACCACCATATACTTCGTCAATTACCGTACCTTGCCAAGTACCAGTTGCAATTGTACCTAAAGTAGTGATTGATGTTTGACCAGGATATGTTGTTTTAATTTGTAATGCGTCACTTGATACCTCAATTGTAGAGTCATCTACAGCAACGTCTAACTGATTACCTGTTTTAGTTAAAGCGTCACCAGCAGATATTTGACCAGCACCAGAGAATTGTTCAACCGTTATGTTAGTTGTTCCTAATGTTGGAGTACCATTGTGAGTAAATACGTAACCATTGTCAGCATTTGCAGTACCAGCTTCTACGAATACAAAAGCACCACCTGTTATTTCAGTTGCCTCATCACCATCTGGTGTTCTTGTTAATACGTATGCAGTTGATCCATCACCAACGGTTGTAACTCTATATAAACCATTTTGAGTTGCAGTTGACTGATCTTTTAATAAGATTCTATCGTTTTGTGATGGTGTAGCACCGTCAATTGAAAATGCACCATTTGATCCTGCAGTTATTGTACCAGCAGCGTTATTGTATGTACCAGCAACGTTTGCTGTTGAAGCATACTTAACAGAAGCTTTTACATCTAAACCATTTGCAACACTATCAACATATGCTTTTGTAGCAGCGTCTTGGTCACTTGATGGATCAGTTACGTTTGTAATTCTACTTGAATTAACATCAACCGTACCAGAACCTTTAGGGTCAAGTATTAAGTCAATGTTTGTGTCATCACCAGCAGATCCTATTTTAACACCATTACCTGTAGCAGAGTTTGTAACTTCTATAGCGTTAACCGCATTTGCAGTTTGTTGAAATATAATCTGTTCATTACCAGCTGCGTCAGTAATTGCACCATCGTCAGCAATTTTAGGTGTTGTTAATGTAGGACTTGTTAATGTTTTATTTGTTAAAGTTTGTGATCCTGTAAGTGTAGCAACCGTACTATCAATCGCAACCGTTAATGTGTTACCAGAACCAGATGTGTCAATACCAGTTCCTCCAGCGATTGTAAGTGTTTCAGAATCTAAATCTATGTTTAATGCACCACCAGAGTCACCTTGAAAGTCAAGGTCTTGTGCTGTTACTTGTGAGTCAACATATGCTTTGATTGATTGTTGAGTTGCAAGTGCTGTGGCACTATTACTTGACATATCGTCTTCATCAGCGATAGCAGTAATACCATCAAGTAAATTTAATTCAGTTGCTGTTGCAGTTAAGGCAACGTCTTCATTAATTTTAGGTGATGTTAAAGTTTTGTTTGTAAGTGTTTGTGTACCAGTTAATGTAGCAACTGTACTATCAATAGCAAAAGTAACTTCGTTGTCAGAAACGGTTGTATCAATACCAGTGCCACCAGTTAGTGTTAATGTTTCGCCTGTATTGAATGTGTCATTTGAACCACTATCAGCAGCGATAGTAAAGTTTGTTGTAATACCACTAAATGATAGGTTACCAGAACCATCTGTTTGTAATACATGACCATTAGAACCATCTGTACTAGGTAAAGTAAACGTTATGCTACTTGCAACACTATTGGGAGCTTTTAATGCTACAAAATGTGCACCGTTATTAGTACCTTCGTTTAGTTTAATAGAGCCACCTGTTGTAGCACTATTACCAATTAATAATTCGTCTATTGCTTTGTTTGAGTCAACTATTAGACCAGATGAAGCAGTTAATGTACCATGTGCATGGTCCATCAATTGAGTATAGTATTGTCCGCCTATCTGAATTGCTGAATTTGATGTTGATGATGGATCACCTATGAATAATCGTAATCCGTTACCACCAGCGCCTGTACTGGCTGATGATGTATCATAAACGTAGGCAAGTTCCCCTTGCTCTAGACCTGAAGGCGCCGAAGCACCTGTGGTTCGTTTAATCTTTATAATTGTTGCCATTTTCTCTCCCTATTAAAATGTGCCACCGTTTAATATTAAATTTCCACTTTCAGTTTTTATTTCAGTTCTCGTTACAAATTTTTTAGTTGTATCATCATATTGAATCATTGCTCCATCGTCAAGTGTAGAAGCGTTAACATCACTTAATCCAGTAAACTTATTTACGTTACTTTGCAATTGAGCGACAGATGGTGAGGTAACAGAAACGTTATTCGGTCCTGTTGAGTTACTATTAATTGTAGCTGTTGTATTAGTACCTGTACTATACGTAGCCGTAATATTGTTTGACATTGTTACCTTGTTAATATTGTGTTATTATAACAATATTTATAATAATAAGGTACTAAATCAATCTACAATTATATAATCAACTACGATTTTGCGTCAGTTTTAGGCTCTTCTTTTTTTAATTCAATGCCTAATTCTTTTGCAATTACAGCGTCATAATGTGCCTGAAGAATCGCAACTTTTTCTAACTCTAAAGAAAGTTTGATTTTTGTTGCTTGTAAATCTTGTCTTATAATAATACTATTGAAAGTTTTAGGGTTAAGATCACTTCTTTTATACTCTTTACCTTCAATTGTAAAAGATTGTTCTGCTGGTGCAGCTGGTGCTGCTGTTGACGTTGCTGTTGTTGAGTTTAAATTTTCACTGCTCATTTTGTATTTCTCCTATTATTATACGTTAGGTCTAACCGTCATTAGACCTTCAATTACTCTTGTTACGGTACCTGAAGAATCTGTTATGTCTAAATCATAAACATATCTTGCAGGTGCCTCTAAAGCTGCTGTTTGCGTTGCAGTTAGTGACATGGTGACACCACCAGTCGTTCTATCTGCTGTAAATTCTATAGTTAAATCTGTACGTGTTCTTGTACTTGCATATCCCAAAGCCATCTTTGCAGTTGCTGTATAACCAGTTAAATTTAACGGACTTCCCGCACTATCTTTAACGGTTACGGTTGAACTGAAAGTAGTTCCTTGATCTATATTAAAATTTGCTACAGCTGCCATAGTACTATTTATACCGACTATACATATAGCTTATTGACAAAAACGCAAAAAACTGATATTATTTAGTATGAAGATAACTTTGATTTTATTGATAATTCTGTTAAATACAATATCTTATTCCCACGCTTCTAAATGTAGTTGGAATAATGATATACCTTGTGTTGTAATTAAACCATCTATCAACAATTCAAACGCATTAGGTGATAAAATTACACCTACATCAATTATTACAAAGAGTGAAATAGACAAATATAAACTTATTGATTTACCTAAAGTTTTAAATTTTGTTTCTAGTTTAGATGTAACCCAATCAGGTCCTACAGGTCAACAATCATCAGTATTTTTTAGAGGCACAAACTCTAATCATGTTTTAGTATTATTAAATGGTATACCCATAAATGACTTCTCTACACCTACTGGTCAATTTGATGTAGGGCAAGACTTTATGTTTAACGTTTATCAGATAGACGTATATAAAGGATCATCTGGCGCTCATTGGGGTGCAGACGCAGTTGGTGGTGTAATTAACTTTAGAACAAATGTAGATTATGATAAAAAATTTAGTGTATCAGGTAATGGCAATGATAAAACTATCAATGGTAATTATTACACTAGATTAAATGATTTTGATATATCAGTTTCAGCAGGTCAACATGAATCAAAAAATGTTTCTGCTTTATCAGGTGCAGATGAATTAGATGGCACAGATAACAAATCAATATCTGTTAATGTAAGTAAGTGGTATGATCTTATACATTTTAGAACAAGTTGGTTTGCTAGAAATACTTTTACAGATATAGATGGTCATAACGTTGCAATACAAAATGACAAATGGTCAGACAATACATTTTATGCCTTTCAAACAGGAATAGATTATTTAAATAATAGTTTAACATTTCATACACATGATTATGATAGAGATTATGATGACGCCCATTATGAAAGTGAAAACTACACAATAAGAGGAACACATCAAACAAAAAACTATGGGTTTGGTTTTGATTATAAACATAATGAGTCATTAACAAAACAACATCACAATCTAGGATATTTCTTTAATGCCTCATACAATATATTTTCATATCATCATAGGTTTGATGAAGAACATGAAACATACAAACTAGGATTTTTTAAAGAGATAGAAGATGGTTTAAGTATAAGTGGTAGTACATCAACAAGTTATAAAGATGAAACTACCTGGACAGATATTGAGTATGGTGACTCACAAGAATTAACACTAACTAAAAATAACTTTGCAACAACTATATTTAAAAATGATATTGGCGATTTAACTACAGATGGTATTGAATTTAGTTTTAAACAAAAAGATTTTAAAGTTTTTGCAAGTCATTTGAATAGTAAGAAAAACGATACCGTATCATTAAGAAGACCAGAGTGGTCATTAGGATTTGTACATAATTATGACTTTGAAAATAATTTTAGTTTAACAACAAATTACAAATACAAAGGTAAACATTTAGATGTACACAATTCAAACTGGTCAACTATATCAATGCCTGAAACACATTTACTTGATTTAA